TCGTTATCAAAGTTGTACTTTGTAATGTCTGGCAGTTTAGCGTATTGTTCATGTTTGTATTCCATTTCTACTTCTTGCATTTTTGGTGTAAGAGTTTTAATGCTTTTCTTAAACAACGATGGCATGTCTGGTAGTATCAGTGACAAGTCATCAATGTCTACGCAGATACCACCTAGTGTGCATCGTAGGTGTATGTCACAGCTGTCTTTGTCGTTGAGGTTACCGATGGTAAAGTGGAAGCCTTCACGGTTTGTTTCGTCGGCTTCGTCGGTCCCTGACTGAAATGCAGATGTACTACAATGATGATGAACAGTACCAAACAAGGTGTCAGGATAGGCGGCACGTTGTTTTGAAAACTCTGGATTTGTGGGATCGGACTTAACAGACATTCCACTAGTTGTTTGAGGCGGAACCCAATAAGACCAAGGACTTTCAGCATTGTTTTCATCATAGTATAGGAATAGTAGTGTTTCTGACTTTAGTTTATCGTAACTAATTTTCATAAACGCAAGAATGTCATTCCACATTTCTAGCGGTATTTTTTTACCATACCACTTTGGTTCAAGTGCTGGAACTTCTGGGACTTCTTGTAGTCGGTACGTAGTGAACAGCGGGTGATTAACGCGTTCAAATACTTCATTATCGTATACAACATATTTATTAGACATTGTGAGTTGGTGTTTGGATGTTAACTAAATCAGCAAGAGTAATTGTCTCTATACGTGAAAAGGTTGTTTGATATTCTACAGGCATGTAGTTTTCAATAGTGTCAGTTCCTGAGAACCACAGCCATAGAAGAAGGTTGCCAAGGGAGGCACTTGTTTGGTTTGCTATTGCTAGTTGTGGCGTTGCTTCCAGCGCCTCACCTTGACAACGGATTGGGGAACCTTCGTTTGAGGTTTGTAGCTCAGGATACCTGAGAAGTGGGTTCATCATTGGATATTGCTCTGTTAGTCGAGGATCAAAGTAATACGCTTGACTGGTTGAGTATTCATTGGCGCAGATTAGAATTGGTTTATCTAATTCAATTGCTACTTCCAATAGATGACGACGTGCTGGGTGGTTGTCTGCACAACAGATAAGTACGTCAGCTTCGTGAAAGAAGAATTTGTACTCTGTGTCAAGCATGTCTTTGTCAAAGTAGCCGCGTACGATCTGTCCTTCGTTTTTGCGAAAGTTGTACGTACGCATCAGTGCTTCGGCTTTGTTCATGCCAACGTGGTTGTTGCGAAAGAGTTGACGGTCGAGGTTACGTTTCTCAAGGACGTCGCCGTCGATGAGTGTAAGCTGTAAGTCAAAACTGTTTTTAAGTGCTGGTAGCATGTAACTGGTTACGCCGCCTGCACCTACGATTAGGGCTTTTAGTTTTGGTTTCATAGTGATGATCGAGTTAGGTTTCTGTGTAACTTAGATAGAGAAAGCTTTGGCTTTGCTTCATCTGCTACCTCTTTGTAATGTTTGATGTAACGGAGGATTGCGCCACGTTTGCGACCACAATCTTCGTAGTCTTTTCTAAGTATCTTAAATAAAACACGAAGATCTTGTTCGCATAGACCGTGCTCAATTGTGTGCAAGTCTCTAATCTGTAGATCGCGTTGTTCAATCTCTTGAGTATTGTAGCTGTGCGCACCAAGCTGCCACCGACGATCGTAACGTTGATGCAACGAATCTATTTGGGTTACTGCTTCTGTGATAGTAGCCATTGTGCAAATTGGTTAATGTATTCTTGTGACATGGGTCTGTGAAACGCGTTGTAGTTGTTTCCTGAACCTTCGATTGCTTCGTGCATGTAATCTTGTTCCTGCTTGTTTTGTATGAAGTAACTACCAGTTTGTTCGTCTTTCTTGTACACAAGGTACATTTCTTCGGCAGCTTCCATACGTAAGTCGTTGTTTATCTGCGTTGTGTGTATGTTAAACATCAGCTCTTGGACAATTGATTCCATGTTAGCAGATGTTAAAGAATACATAGTAACAGTTCTTGGAACAAACTCACTGTTACCTGTGCAGATTTGACCTGTGTCATAAATGTTGGGTAAAGCAAAGGTAGTAGCTGCGCCTGTCTCATTGTTAATACCAAACAAATACGCTTTAATTGAATGACTGAAGGGTCCAATTGTTTGTCTTGTTGTATTGATTGGTATGTTTTTTAACATAATATACATTCTGTGTGTTGCGGACTTGAACGTTATTAAGTTGTTTGGTCTAACAGCAGCCTCAGAAGTCTTTGTGCCGTCTGATCTGCGTGTACGTATTTGGTAAGCTTCTGTGCCAGCGTACTGTGTTAGATGATCTGACTTGATTAAGTCGGTTTTTGGTAGTGGGAAACCAGCAGGTAAGTGTACAAAAGCATTTACTGTATTGTATGGCTCTCTGTTTTGATAACCATAAAACACATTGTAAGGTATGCTACTGTAGTCTGCATCAAGTACAGGTACTTCTAGTTCGCTGTAGCTTGGTACTGGGTTGATTACTAGCTGTGGCTCGACAATGCAGTCAAGGATTGCATTCTCTGCACACTGTATAACAGATTCTCTAGTCTCACGTTTTCTAAAGAAACCGTCTTCGCCTAGGATTATTTCGGATTTGTATTGTGACATAGTAAATAGTAAGCCTCTGCCCACAGTAAATAGGCAGAGGCAGTGGGTTATGCTTTGCTTGATGCCTGACGCTCAAGTGTGATGGACGTGTAGTCATCAACTAACGCGTCGTGCGATAGTGTAACTCCATTGCTGACTGCTACGCAGCCCTCTGGTGCAGAGAGTGCACCAAGGATAGAACGATCATTGAGAATACTACCTATGGTAGCTTCAATGTCGAACGAACGGCTGACTGAATTAGACATGCCGTAACGGATTGTAGTTGTATTTGACATAGTGTATTATGTGTTGGTTATCGGTTTAGTGAGCAACATGCTCAAAAATGTTATCTCTTTGTACTTGACAGCTGGGTGTTGTAAGTGTGAGATGGTGACTTAGTTGTTTGATGTGTATATCGTGTTCATATTGTAGCCACCCCGCTGTGTGCAGGGTGGCTACTTTTATGTAACTACCTCTATCGCCTTCTTGACCGACCTCTCATAACTTTATACGCGACTCTGTTTAGGACACATTTAGCGACGTCTAAAGCGAGGGGGATGAGTATGGTAGCTGCTAGTTGTGTTAGTCTCCTTGCCATATGGAATTGAGAACAACCTGACGAGGGTGCTGTCGGAAGACAACACAGCTAGCAAATAGGTCATGCAGGAAAATAGGATACCTGCAATAAATGCGGTCGCCATGCCACTGAATGTGCCAGTAAATAGCACGGGCATACCGAAAGTAAAAACGATGTCCCAAAGGACTTGAGTCTTTACTACGAACTTGAGTGAGAACATCTTACATAGTATAACTAAGTAAGATATAGAACATATGAAGCTGAGAAACATGATTTCCATAACAATTATTTTATCTCTTTAGTCTTTGTGCCCAGAGTAAACCCTCGGCGGTAAAAAAAGCCACTCAGCCAGACTCGTGAAAGCCTGACTGAGCAGCAGTTGTGTATTATGAACGAATTTTGGAGATGAGCACCTCACGATTATTACGTCTCTTGGTAAGGCGTATAGACCAGTCGGCATCGGACTCGTGATCTTTGCGTCGCATGGGGATCATAGAGTAGGCAAGCTCGATGTCTTGAACATTGTCGGAGCTTAGATAAGTCTTGATTAGCAACCGCTTGCGCTCGGGTGTACGGTAGCTAGGCTCTGGGTCCGTGTTGTCGTAGACACCAGCGAGAACGCCGATGGAACCACGGGGTCGACCACGATTGCGACGTTGAGTGTCGCGAATGTTACGTGCGTCATCTGGATCGCACTCGGATTCTTGCTTGAACGTTGTAGCATACTCGCGTCTGCGAACTGTGCGCTCGGTTTCTGTGGGTAGCTCGACTGTGTCGAAGTTGGCAGAAGAACCAAGGGCTTCGTGTGAGTCAAAGGTGACTTGGCGAAGATTGGTATTATTCTCTTGATCCCACAGGCTGCGTAGACGATCTACACGAGCACGGCATTTCTTGCGTAGCTTGTCGCTGAGATTTGGATTAGCCCACTGACGCAGAGCTGTGTAGTAGTGAATCTTGATGTCGTTGAGATACTCACGTTGCTGTAACGCTAAGGACTGCAAGCAGGACATGTCGCCGCATTGAGCGTCGTCGTCAGGATGGCAGTGGCTGGTAGGTATCTCGTGCTCGGCAACCCAGTCGTCGACAAGAGTCACGGGATCAATGTCACGGTTGGGTATAGTCTTGGCAAGTGAGGTTGCAAAGACGAACAGCGTGCGCCATGCGTCTCTGTAGTCTTGAGTGTAGCGCTCAGCCGATGTGGCTGCACGGACGATGGATGGAATGTCTGATATGTTCATAATATATAGTGAACAGTTTAGACTCGTGTTCAGGAGTGTTAGTGTTACGCGGCTAGGAAGAAGTCAGCAGGAGCTGGGACAATCGTGTAGTAGTGATTGCCTGTCTTCGGGTTAACGTTCTCTTGTGTGCGAACGATAACCTCGACGATGTCGCCCTCTTTACCGAACACTGAGTTAGTGTTAGAGAAGTAGACATGCTCTTGCTTGTCTTGAGTCATGAACTTGGTAAGACCTAGTGGTTTCTCTGGAGCAGAGCTGTTAGGTAAGTCCTTGACGGCTTCGATGATGAGCACCTTGCAGATGCTAGTGACGTTGGGTTGGTCTAGTTGGATCATATTGTGTAGTATTAGTAGTTAGATGAGTCAGAATTAACTCGGTTATTTATCTCTTTGATAGAGTAGTGAGTAGAGATAAGAGAGAGATCGCGCTCGTTTTGCTCGATTTCTTTGTCGAGTCCAATGACGAGGAGGACTCCGAACAAGCCGCCGACGAACAGGCAGGCGACGAAAGTCTTGATGTGCTCGATAGGCTTATCCATTGGATACCTTGTAGTTAGGGTGTGAAAGCATTGCGTGAGGATCGTCATCAAACCCGCGCCTGTTGAGGTCGTAGTGCTCGTCGTAACGACGGTCGTGTTTAGCTGCTTCGTAGTCGTCGCGGGTCCAAGGATCAAAGCTGCCGCAAGGCTCGTCGGGTCCGAGGTCGTCGTTTGAGTAATCGAAGCAAGCGTCGAACAAATGCTCGCGTTGCGCTTCGATGAGTGTGTCGATGTCAGTAGTATGTGTATCTTTCATAATGTATAACAGTTAGTAGTTAATGTAACCAAGGGCGGTTACCCCACGGTCAACTGTATCGAGTCAATGGTCGGGCATTGCCACAGCTTCTCTGAGTTTCCGTGGATAGAAGTCCTGCGACTAACAAATCTTGCCAACAGGAAACACAGGAAGAAGCGTAAGCAAGACAGCAATCCATTGACCGATACATTAGTATTAGGAAACAACCGCCCCTCCCCCATACAACACTGTTGCGTACGCGACTGGTCGTGCATAAGCTGCAGCGGATCAAGGGCTTACGGCTCGCGCGGCACAGGGTTGGGTGTCCGCTGGACCGTGTATCGGATCGGCGAGGGATCGCAGGCTCGTAAGGTACTGTAGATCAGGAGCTTATGGTTGGTTGGATATGTGGTCAGATGGCTGGGGTTTCAGGAGGTGCATAGATACTAGGTTTATCGGAGCTGGGAGCAGGGTTCAAAGGACCGTGAGGCTCTAGAATCTAGGGATCGGGGATCGAAACTGACGTTTGGGGGGGGCACTGGGGGGAAAAGGCTGAGAGAATTACAAAGGGTCCCTACCTGCGTACAAATTTTCTAGTTTTTGAGAGTTTAGGTAAACAAAGGTACAGTAGTATTGGTACTTTTTTACATTTGACAGACGGGGTAGACAGCTAACAGACACTTTTTGAAACTAGGTGGCTGTTGTTAACATTAATGATTACCAACGACTTACGGGATGACAGACACAAAAGACACTTTATTTACCCTATTAAGAAAATCTTTTTGAAATGCTCTCCGTAGGTGTCAAAAGTGTCTATCTCTTCGTAAGTCCTTGATTACCTTATATGTTAATAGCAGACAACCCCCCTTTTTTGGGTGTCTACTAGGTGGCATAGGTGTCTGTCTGCTTGACAAACTCTGCGCAATTGTACATTACTTTGGACAGTGCCCGTAAAAACAACTAAGCAGAAAGCTGACCGTCGGACCTATGAGGCAGGTAAACCGAAACAGGTAACTAAGCAACAGGCATCTAAACGTAGCCGTTGTCACCGAAGACGCATGAAAGCAGAAAAGGACATGAAAGAAGCACAGGGTAAGTTGGCAAAGGTCGAAAAGGATCTAAGTATCAAGCAACAATTCCTAGATACCATGAGCAAAGCACCTACGCCAGCAGAGCAGCGTAAGGCACTATTGGCTATGTTTGCTGAGCGGGGCATTAACCCTATTGACGAGTTGATGCAATATACCGATGATCCCGACGTAGCCAAGAAAGACAAGATTTCTATATGGAAAGAGCTTGCCAGCTTCACCCAACCCAAGTTAAAGAGTGTCGACGTGCAGGGCACACTGAGCGGGGAGCTAAAGATACTAACGGTAGATTATTCCAATGTTTCTAAATCCGAGCTTGCCAAGACGGTTGAAGCGGAGATAGTAGATGAAGATGATGATTATGACGAATTTTTAAGCGAAGAAGAGAAACATGACACTTGATGAGGTAAAGTCGGTTGTATCGGAGCACTACACAAACTATGTATTAGTAGTGTTGGATGAAGACACTGGCGGCATGGACTACAGATTTAACAACGATATGATAGGCAAGATGCTTCTACATGAAGCCCACTCTGACATAGTTAGCTACGGCACGGATGTTGCAATAGATTTCGATATAGACTGGGACGAGGAAGAGGTAGAGGACGACAACGAAGAGTTTTAATATGGACGTACAGGTTCCTGCACAGGGATGGCAGCCGAGACATTATCAGCTGCCACTACTTAAGTATATGACACAAGCCAAGCGCGGATTGCGTGCGGTAGTTGCGTGGCATCGTCGTGCGGGTAAGGATTTGACCTGCGTCAACATTGTTGCAATTAAGGCGCTCCAGCGCGTGGGCACATACTGGTACGTTTTGCCGTATGGTAATCAGGCGCGTCGTATTGTATGGAACGGTATGACGGGTGAGGGCAAGAAGTTCATTGACTACTTTCCCAAGGAGATTGTTGAACGCAAGAGTGAGCAGGAGATGCGCATCCACTTGAGCAACGGCTCGGTGATTCAGTTAATGGGTTCAGACGACCCAGATAAGATGGTTGGCGCAAACCCAGTTGGCGTAGTGTTCTCTGAGTATAGTATTTCTGATCCATCCGCGTGGCAGTTGATCAATCCAATTTTAGCGGAGAACGGGGGTTGGGCACTGTTCAACGGTACACCGCGTGGTGAAAACCACTTTTACAAGATTTTGTTAAAGGCTCAATCCGACGGCTCATGGTACAGCAGTCACCTGTCAGTCAAGGAGACAAAGGCAATTGGTGCGGAGGAGATACGTAAGGCTCGCGATGAGTTAAACAACGAAGCACGATTCCAGTCGGAGTACATGTGTTCGTTCAAGACTCCAGTGGAGGGGAGTTACTACGGTAGCTACATAAGTAAGTTATACAAGAACAAGCAGATCCTCGACACGTTGACCCCAGACCCAATGTTACCTGTACACACTGCGTGGGATCTGGGTATGGATGACGCAACAACTATTTGGTTTATACAGATTTTTAAGAATGAGATTCGTGTGGTTAACTACTATGAGAACAGCGGAGAGGGTTTACCGCACTACGCGCGAGAGCTTAACAGGTATGCTACGCAGAGGGACATTGTTTATGGTAAGCATTACGCACCGCACGACATTAAAGTACGTGAGCTAGGAACAGGTAAGAGTCGGCTAGAAATTGCAAGAAGTATGGGTTTGAAGTTTACAACTGTGAAGAAGCTGCCGATTATTGACGGCATCGACGCGGTACGTGCTATCCTACCAAGATGCTGGTTTGCCAAGAATGATTGTGCTCGCGGGCTTGAAGCACTAAAGGGTTACCACAAAGAGTATGACTCAAGCCGAGGTGTGTTCCGTAAATCACCTGTGCACGACTCTAGTTCTCATGGAGCTGACGCATTTAGAACACTGGCTGTTGGTATGAAACAACCTAAGCTGGACAACAAAAAACCAAAAACAACATATGACGTCGCAGCAGTTAGATGGTGATAATGAGCTGTCTCTACTGGATGAGGCAGTAATAAAATATCACGCCAAAGGTTTGGATTTTATAAGTATTCTAGACCAATATTTAAATTTTCGACCGCCCTACGAGCGGTATGTGTTTAGTACACCAGACGTGCTACTTTTAGTAGAGCGCGCGCACAGTGAGGAGCACGGACATTTTTGGTATATTTTGTATGCTGCATCACGAGGTGGCTCCAGCCTAATAGCGGAGTTTATGAAATATGCTCCATATAAGCTTGACACTGTTGCTTTTTCAAGGTATCGAATGATGTCACTGGACGACCCAGATAAACTTAAATACCACAATTGGAAAAACCTAGAAAGAATTGTAAATTATGGGATCTAGCGGATCATCATCATCTCCCCCACCACCACCTCCTCCACCACCCCCACCACCTCCTCCCCCTCCCCCCGCGCCGTCGCCAATTAGGCAGTCAATGACTAGCATTCGCGTTGGTACAAGATCAGGTGTTCAATCAGGAGCAGATGTGCGTTCGCCAGCTCGTGTTGTTGCGTCGTCAGGTCAGCTTGCTCGCAAAACGGTTAGGGCTGGTCAAGGCAGTAAAACAGGTATGGGCTACGGGTCTAAGCTATAGTTATGGGCGGAAAGTCAGGACAAGAAGGGGGGGCGTTCTCCCAATCTAGGATTAATAAGGCTGATCGCCTAAGAGCCATGTATCCAGACAGGTACGAAAAAAATAATATCATGAACTTCTTTAAGCTAAATGACGACATAAAGGCGTTTGGCAAGTCTTTATCGGGTGCACCGATTATAACTAGAGAAATGGCAGTCGCAAGACGTAAATCTGGATCAGCCACTAAGCGTAAACAAATTAAAACCTCTCAACAAAATAGAAAAGATAAAGGCTCGCTTAGTGCAGGTGCAAAGGGTTTTCAATAATTTTTAATGCAGGAGTTACACCAGAGATATGAAGAGTTAAAGTTACTGCGGTCGAATCTCGACCACATGTTCCGAGACTCTCAACGGTATGTGCGTCCAAGCTCAAACGAGTTTGATCACCACAACACAACTCGAAAAGAAGATGACTCGCGAGAGATCTTTGACGACACTGCCGTCTGGTGTAATCAAATGTTTGCTAATGGACTGGCTTCAAACATGATTCCAAAGTCAGACCGCTGGATGTATCTTCGGGCAAAGAATACAGCAACAGCCGACTTAAGTCCGCAAGAGCTTGGTTACCTTCAAAAAGTATCTGACCGCATCATGCACGAACTGGCGCTCCCCGAGTCTCAGTTCTATTCTGCATCGCACGAGTGTTTTTTAGATATTGGCGCGTACGGCACATCGCCTGTGCAGGTTTCACATCAGGATGGGGTAGTTAACTTCCGCACTCGCCCATTAGCTGATACATTTTTTGATGTAGACACCCACGGGCGTGTAGATACAGTATTCTATAGATGCTATAAAACAGCTCGTCAGTTGCTACAGATGTTTCCGCAGGTTGCGGATATGGAGGGGTTTGATAAGAGTCGTGGTGTTAGTTCAAAGTACGAAGTTATATACACGATTGAGCCGAGCAAAGATAAGCGGTCAAAGAAAGGTGGTCGTGTTGGACCAGAGCGTCAATACACAGTTACTTATTGGTCACCATCATTTAAGGAGCCTCTGCAGGTAGACGGTTCAAGCTATTTTACTTTCTTAGTACCTCGGTGGTCTAAGTTGGCGGATGAGGTGTACGGGCGCGGACCAGCATTTACGTGCTTGTCTCAGATTCGTGTGCTCAATAAGATGGTCAAGGAGGTTTTGATTTCATCCGAGTATTTAAACTTCCCAACACTTACAGCCGAAGAAGACAGTATCATGCTTCCCATGAAGTATGGCTCTCGTCAGGTTGTGTTCCATGAGGCGGGTAGCGAAAAGCCATCTCCAATCATGGCGGGTAATCAGCCTCAGTATATGATGGACATGATTAGCATGTACCGTGATACAATTAATCGCTCATTCTTTGTTGACCAGATTATCCGTCAGGAGAAGAAGGAGCGCCAGAGTGTAACTGAGATTCAAGATACTCGTGGTCAGATGTTAAATCAATTGGCTCCACTAATTAATCGAATGGAGTCTGAGTACATTGGACCCGCAATTGAAATTACTTATGAAATGCTAGAGCGTTCGGGCGAACTGCCAGAAGCACCTGCTTCGATGAGTGGGGTTGAGCTTGAAATTGCATATGCAAGTCCAGCAGCACAGTCACAATACGCAACAAGGATTTCTGACATGAGTGCATTTATGCGTGACATTGCGCCGCTTGCGCAGGTTAAGCCTGAGCTTATGGAGGCACTAAACGAGCGCCAACTGTTTGAGGACTACGCACGTTACCGCAACGTATCTCCAACAGTAATTCGTTCAGAACAAGAACTACAACAAATGAAACAAGGTGCTGCCGAGCAACAACAGATGGTATCAGCAGCACAAGCTGCCCCACAAATAGGGGGAGCAATGAAAGATATTGCACAAGCTAAGTCGATTGACCCCGAGGGGGTTGGTCAGCTTTTAAACATATAAAATGAATCTAGATGGACTGAACCTTAAGCGGCTTCGTAAGAAAGCGCAGCTTAAGAATGATTTGACACAGATACTAACCACTTCGGCAGGAGTGAGGTTCTTTGCTGTACTCTTGCGAGAGTGCCACGTAACTAAGCCAGTATTTCACAGTGACGAAGCAAAGCTTCGAGAGAGCGAAGGACGTCGCCGTCTGGCAATGAGTTTTTTAAATTTACTAGCTGAGGATGACCCCCAGCGGTTAATAAGCAAAATAGAACAAGAAAACCAAAATGAGTGAAGAAACTACAGAGGGTTTGGGTAGCGGGTTAGTAGACACGCCCGTCCAAACTGAAAGTAATGTCACAGAGTCTGCGCCAAGTGTAGATTTTGGTAACCAAGATATGTACCGACAGTTTGTTGATACACTACCAGAAGATGTACGCGGTGCAAAAGCTTTGCAGGAGACAAAAGATTTTACGTCTCTTGCGAATCAGATGCTTAACGCTCAAAGTGCTTTAGGCAAGAAACGCCTTGAAGCACCACAAGCAGATTGGAGTGATGACCAGTACGAAGAGTTTTATGGCAGTTTACGCCCAGAAAACGATGAGTATACTGTACCAGATGAGGTAAAACTACCTGAATCTTTTGAGGGTGTTGAAGCACCTAACTTTGATGATGGAACAGTGCAAGAGCTTGTTGATTTTGCAGGGCAGTTGGGATTGACTCAGCATCAGTTTGATCAGCTATATTCGCGCTACGGTCAGATGCACGCACAGGGTGATCAGAATATGACAAGTCATCAAACCGATGCACTAAAGCAGTTTAAAACAGCCCTTCAAGCAGACTGGCAGGATGATTTTGATGTTAACATGCGCAGCAGTACAGAGGCATTTAACGTACTGTCGAAGGAAATTCCTGAGCTTGGTGAATTAATTAGTGACCCAATTGTAGCTAATCATCCAGCCACAATGAAGTTGTTCCACAAGTTGTCTCAAACTATGGGGGATTCGTTACCACCGTCTGGAAGTAATGTGCCTTCAGCTTTTGGATCTAATTCTGTTCAGGGTATTCGGAGTCAAATTCAAGACCTAGACGCTAACAACTCAGAGTTAATATTGTCGAATCCAGCGTCATTACCGATGTCTGATCGAACAAAGCGGCAACAAATTCTTGATAAACGTACACAACTTTATTCGCAGCTGTACGGGGAGAGTTAAAAATACTTGACAAGAACATTTTACTGGGCTATCTAGGACATACTAGGTAGCCCTTTTTGGGTCTAGGGACAGCTCTTGGAAGCCGTTAGTTACGTTATAACTAGAAGAGTCCGTAAGGGTAGCTCGTCGAAAAACAAACTATCTTAAATTAACTTCTAATTATTAAATATTATGGCATTATCAGCAGTAGGCGCACAGGGGTACTCTAACAGTACCGCTACAAACGCCGAGAATCATATTGAAAAATCATACGTTGCAGCTTTCCGCGAAGGTTTCGAACAAGCGTTCCAACAAAGCGAATCAAGGCTCCAACCGTATTTCGAACAAGAATCACAAAACGAAGAGTATCAGTACTTTGATCGTATCGGCACAGCAGCTGACATGACAACAGATACATCTCGTTTTGGAACCAATCCAAACTCAGAAATTGATCACGACAGACGTCGTCTTGGTTTGGTGGATTACGAACTAGGTAAGTACATTGATGAAAAAGACCTAAAACGTGTTATCACCGACCCAATGAACGCTTACACGCAAGCACTACTTGCTTCGGGTAAACGTAAGATTGACGACATCATCATTGACAAGTTCTTTGGAACTGCCGTTACAGGTAAGTCAGGTGGAACAAATGTTACCTTTACAGCTAATGCTGAAGATGCAACAACTGTTAAAGTTGGTGCGCTATCGGCTGGCAACATTGTAACAGGTGGCAAGTACGTAAAAGATACAGGGAATACTGAAGGATTCTCTGTTGGTGCTAATCTCACAAACGGTTCAGCAGGTGCATATGGACTTACAGTTGACAAATTGTTGGCTGCAAGATCTACAATGCTACGTCTGCACGCTATCGACCAAGATGAGGTTGTTAACTGTTTCATCGGTGCTAAGCAGTTTGAAGACCTACTCCAAGAGGATAAGGTTATCAACTCTGACTTCGCAGTTCGTAAGTCACTAGCCGAAGGTAACATCACTACATTCATGGGCTTCCGCTTCATTCACACAGAGCGTCTACCATTGTACAATGGAACAAATGATGACGAGCGTCGTGTTATTGTTGCAACGTCCAAAGCACTTAAGATGTCTGTTGGTACAGGTCTTAAGGGTGATATGTGGCGTGATCCCTCCAAGAAGAACATCCCATACATTTACTTCAAGCTTTGCGCTGATGCTTCTCGTATGTGGGGTGAGGTCGCTGGAGAAATCCGTTGCTCTGAAGCATAATTCAATTCGTAGCCTCCCCTGTAAATTCGGGGGAGGCTACTCCTTTTTTTAAATGCCAATTACGCCTACAAAGCTAAACATAATGAATGCTGCACTACGAAAGGTAGGCAGTTATTTTTTGGATGCGACCGACACGACAAGTACTACTTACCTGATTGCTAATCAGGCATACATTGATGCAATATTAGAAGTATTTGCTGATCACAGGTTTCATTATAACACAAAAAAAGTTACGCTAACAGCGACTAACGCAGTCGCACTCACTGATAGACCACATCAATACCAATTTCAGTTACCATCAGATTTTAATACGCTGCACGACTTAGAGCACCCAACACAGTTCTACAAGATTGCCGATTACGCAATAGAGCAGGATCAGGTGTACTTGGATGAGCCAAGCATCAATCTTTACTACACATTTATACCAGACTTAGAACTGTCTGCCGTAGCGTTACCACCTTTTTTAAATCGTATTATTGTTCTGCATATAGCTCAAGCGTTAAGCATTGAGTTGTCTGGCTCTGAAAGTCGTCACGAAATACTGTTTCAGCAGTATGTTGTTGCACTTCGTCGTGCGCGTGTGCTATCTGCTAGACAGGGAGCACCACAATCGCCAATCGACGACTCAACATCTAAAATATTAGGTACGCAACGGACATATGGCACGATACAGTAATGTTACAACTAATTTTTCTGGTGGATTAATCACTGATAATTTAGCGGGAAGAAAAGATATTGACCGCGTTACTAACTCGTGTCGTAAACTTACAAATTTTTTCCCATCCCTGCAGGGTCCAACAGGCTATCGCCAAGGGTTTCAGTTATCATATGTAGATGCAACTGAAACTAACACACAGTTTAGACAGGTTCATTTAACAGTCGGCAAGGATGATTCGTATAGACTTGTATTTACAGATAAAAAACTCCGTGTGTTTGATATTAGTGGCACACTCATTTATCAGTGGGTTACAGCGTACACAGGAACTCAGCTAAATGACTTACGGTTCAGCTCTGAGACAAGTGTTATTTACATCTGCCATCCAAACCACAGACCACGAAAGTTTGAGATTAAAGATGATATTTCTTATTTCTTTGAAATAGACACATACATTGAACCCTTTTTGCAAGAAGAAGAGACGTTAACACGTCTTGACATTGTTGGGGGGGAAGAAGTAGCAAAAGTAGAGAGTACAGCTGCTGCTGGCGCAACTCCTGATTTTCAGGGTATATACGACGACTATAGCCCGCTTTCGATTAAGAATATTAGTGCTGCAGATACAAGCAGAGTAGCAGGCACGTATGCTGCCGTTGCTAGCACGTCCTCTGGGTCGGGAACAGGTGCAACTTTTAAGGTTGTTGTTAATACCCTTACTATTAAGAATACTGCGGCTGCACATCCAGACAGAACAGGGGGATTATATACTAACGTTGCTAGCACGTCATCTGGCTTAGGAACAGGCGCAACTTTTCTGGCTGTTGTGGCTAATGATGGTACTGCTATAGTTACTGTTACTACTATTGGTAGTGGTTACGCTGTAGATGATACAATTACTATTGCGGATTCTGCATTGGGTAGTGGCGGCGCTCCTAATTTAACTTTTCAGGTAGCGACTGTGTATGATGGTTCTGCTATAGTTACTACTGTTGCTAATGGTAGCGGTTACGCTGTAGGTGATACAATTACTATTGCTAATTCTTTGCTAGGTAATGGTACTGGTGCTGCTAATTTAACTTTTAATGTAAAGTCCTTACCTAATTCTTTTTCAAAAGATTACTATGTTGAGTATCAGATAAGTGATGTTTGGTTATTAGGAAAGGTTATTGACTCAGCAACAAACTATCAAGAAGTAGTTGGTCCAACACCATCAGTTGTTTATGTAGATCAAGTTGATTTTGTAACGGACATTAACGACACGTCAGCTAAGATGTACGTGATCGACAATGATGTAACAACCTCTGGTTCGGATCAGGAGGACATACTAAAAAGAGACGCAGTTCCAATTGGTGAGATACACTTGCGCACAGACACTGATCTTTTTGAATCATCACAGCTCAATTCATGGATTCGTGTTAGCGAACAAAGTTCATCAAGCGATGTATTGGTTGATAGTAGCAGTTCAATGACTCGCTGGGTAAAAGTTGAGAAGTATTTAGGTAATGAGGTGCACCCAGTCAAATTTGTTAGGGGTGCGGGTGTATTATCAACTCATTTAGGCTACTATGATTACGGATCTGTATATAAGTCTTATGGGAGTGCTCAATTTGATGTCCACACTGGCTCTTTAGCCGCCGCAAGTACTCTGTCAGCTGAGATAAAAACAGCGGGTCAACGGACATTTGTTTGGGCTGGTGGAGTTTTTACAGGCAGTGGGAACGATACTGTTGCAGGCAACGTATCTGCAACTGATGTAATTGGTAATTTATCAGAATCATTAGAGTTTGATGTCCATAAAATAGATACAAGTGTACCTGCAATTCATTCAGGCACTCTTGGGACTACCGCCTCAAATCTTATTCAACCAACAGGTTCAATTAATGTAACTGAGATTGCTAATGATGTTACGATAACAGCTACTGCTGATATTTTTACAGCAGCAACATGTATTAATCGCCACCTACGAGGTGTAATGCCAACAGGTGTTGTGCACATGCAAATCATAGCAAGAACGTCGGACAAAGAGGTTCGTGCTAGGTTAAAAAACCCAGTACCGAGAAGTGATGTTACAGGGGGCTTTGTAAATTCAGGTAGGTTTGAAACATTTAGTTTTGGCGCGTGGTATGATAACAACTATCCAGCAGATGTAGTGTCTTTTGAACGTCGCCGAATATACGGAGGCACACCAGCTAATCCAAACTATGTGTTTTTTAGTAAGTTAGATGATGAGAGTACCTTTGCGCCGTCAGAAGATGATAAGACTGTTTTGGATACAAATGGTATATCATACCCGTTGTCGAATGTAAATTCATCTGTTCGTTGGATGATTGCAGCAAAGGATCTAATTATAGGAACTACTAGAGGTATATTCTCTATGTCAGTAAATGAGTACGAAGCAGCGGTTAGTCCAAAGACTATTCGTTTTGAGCTTGCTGATGAAGTTAACTGTAAAGATGAAGCCTACATGGTAGGTACATCTATATTCTTTCCAAATGAGTCAGGTACTCAGTTATTAGAGTATAGATACGACGGTACGATACAGAGAAGTAACGCAAACGATGTTTCAAAATTTATATTTCCAATACTAACAACAGACACAATTAAAAGAATTGCAGTACAGGAAACGCCTCAACCAAGAATTTGGGTTTTAACTACTTCAGGTGTTCTTTACTGCTTAACATATCAGCGACAAGAAGATTACTATGCGTGGTCAAAGATAGTTGTGGCAGGTCAGACCCCTGTGTTAGATTTAGTTGTTCTGCGTGAGACATACAAGTCGGGCTTAGATCAAGTGTACATTGTGGTCAATAGGTTTGGATTTGTTCAGCATGAAGTTTTATCCTCTTCTTCCGATATTAACGGAACACCAACAATTCCTTTTTCAAGACCTGAAGACGAGCCAAAGCTTTTTCTAGATAGTGCTGAAACAGGGGTTGTGGGTAAGAATACACAGGAGTATAATCAGGTAACTAAAACATTAACAATAACACCAGTAAACACGGATGTATTTAGTAGTAACCGCAGATTTGATCTGGTTGTGTCTGGGACTTATATGGGCAACTATGAGATTGTTGGTGGTAAAATACAGATACAAATGTTACTAGAAGAGTCTGCACGTTGGACACTTGGCTTAAGTTATAAGGGGGAGGTGCAACCAATGTATCCTACATGGGATGGCTCAAACAAGCCATCGTACGGTTCAGACAACCAGCGTGTTATATCATCAAGGGCTTATTTGATTGATTCGTCACGTTACAGTGTTGGGATTGAAGATGACTTAGAGATAGTTGAGCTAGATGGTCATGTACCAACATCAGCTAGAATTATTTCTGATATAACACAGTATATATCGGACTTAAATGACTCAACAGGTGCTGAGCTAACAACCTCTGATAATTTTACACTAGGTATGTTTCTTAACTATGAGGCTAAACCTCAAGGTAATTTCACAGGCTTTGATAGGGAAAAACCGCTTAGAGGTTCTTATTTTGGGGTTGAAAAATCTATAACTATAGAACAGGGTGAACCGTATCCTCTTACTATCGCGGCACTTGTAACAAAAACAGATTTAAACTAAAATGGGAGCAGCAGTACCTTTTATTATAGCAGCAACAACCGCAGCAAGTGCAGTGGTTAGCTACATGGGCGCGCGCCAACAGGCTAAAGCTTTAGAGGCAAATGCAAAAGCTGTTCAAGCGCAGGGCAACTATAACGCAACTATTGAGCGTAACAATGCTCAAGGTCAGAAGCAGCAGTCAGATTTTGAGCGCGCGGTTGTTTTGGCAAATCGAGAGCGAGCACACGACGCGGCGGAGCGAGAGCAAGCAATTCTCCAAAGAAGGACTAGTCAGGAGTTAGCAGGCTTTGACGTTAAGTTTGGCTACGGTGGTACATTTAATTCTTATATGGATTCCCTAGAAAATGACGCATATGAGCAACAAATTGCTGTATCTGCTGATCTTGCAGATGAAAGTGTATCGGGGTATATGCAGGCAAATGAGCACACTCGCATGGGTAAGCTGTACAGTCAGCGTGGCGAAACAAACGCGCGTAATATAATCTTTGGTGCTCAAAACGAAGCTATGAATTTAAGAAATCAAGCAAAAGCTACAAAAACTGCAGGCATTGCATCTGCAATTGGTGGCATTGCAGGGGGCGTTGGTAGTACTTATTCCGCATTAGGACAAAACAAAGCAGCGGGCATCAAATCATTTGGATTTAGTTAAAAATGGCAATTAAAGTAAAAACAGGCTTAGTAGAACAACAAAAAGCAGAAGCATCTGTTTTTGGGTATCAGCAGACGTACACATCACCGTTAAGTGCTGTTTCTAGCGCCCTTAAGGATGTTGGACAGGCAGCAGGGTCAATAGGCGGTGGAATGGCTCGAGAGCGAATAAGAGGGCAGCAAGCGCAAGTTCAGGCAGAAGCAAAGCGCAAACGTGATACAGACGCAGCAGCGCGCAAACAGGCGGCTGTTGATAAAGCTGTAGCAAACACTGCATCCAGTACGTACGGTATGGGACTAGCCACTAGTATTGCAGCGGTTGAAGATGCGTACGCGCTTGAAAACGATGAAGCAATCGCTGCAGCAGAGCAAAATTTATCTACTTATAACCCATCCTCTGCAAACTTTACACTAGATAATTATACTAAAACCAAAGTATCAGACTCTACTTATTATGCAATGAATGGTCACAATGACGGAGTTGCTGAAAAGTATAATGCAGCAAGTCTTAAGCTTCGTTCTTTAAAACCACACTACCAGTTAGGTAATATTTTGAAGACAACGCGTAGTGACGCAAGTAACACGTTACACACAACACTTCAGAACCACCTTAATCAAACAATGAAACCAGAGGCGTTTGACGGTGCGCTAATGTCTATTGTGTCGTTAGGTAACCACGAAGGGTTGGATGCTTTATCATCTCCAGACGCAGTGACTGCGTTTAAGGGTGACGCAAGTGGTATGGTTGCTCAGCTTTTTGTACACAACATTGAAAACTCTAGGAGCGTTGAAGATGTTAAGTATTACGCATCAAAGGGTGTTGAACAATATGGTGAGCTTCTTGAGTTTGTTAATGAAACTGACCGAGAGTTACTTTTTGATGCCGCTGAAAAAAGAGTTGAATCGCTACAAAAGGACGGTAATGCAGAACAGCGTGCTAACTATAAAGCGCAAGTAGATCAAACAGCAACTACATTCTTGAATACACTATCTCAGCAGACAGATATTGAAGGAATGGTTTCAGTCGCGTCGAATACAGCCGAAGCTTTACTGGGTGTTGAGGAAAAGTTTATTGAAGGCTCAGACTTAGAGAAGTTAAACTCGGTAAAAACATTAGTTAATTTTTTCGCACCAACACGGATCCAAAATAAAACTGGCGAAGATGTGGTAACCAGCCCCTTCAGACAGGGGTTAATAACTGCGTTAACTGTTGCAAAAACAGAGGGCGTGATGCCTATCTATTTGTTAGACGAAGAAATGCTTGCTAATGTAAGACCAGACGATGCAGGTAAGCTACGACAGTACGTAGGTACGATGGCGTCAAAGATACACAAAGGGTTGCAGAACGGAGATACTCGTAATTTAGAGTTGTTAACACCAGATGTTACAGAGCAGGCAAAGTTGTTAAAAGACTTAGGTTATAACGACATACCATTGTTTAAGGGAACTAATATGCCATATGGTGAAGGACATATGCAGTCAATTTTAAGCATTAACACTCCAGCTGCAGTGGCTCATCGCGGTGAAAACATGATTAAAGACCCAAGCTCAACAGCAGTTGAGAGGGCACAAGGCTTAAATTATCAGTTTGCTGCTCTGGCTTCAAGCCCCGAAGAAGCTGAAAAAATCACAAAAGCAATGTTAGCTTTAACAGAGTCGTCTAGTAGGTTTGATAAGACTCAGCACACGCCAATTGTTCAGATGTTTCTTAACGGTGCTGCTGGTGAAGCGAGTACAACATCTGTGATGACAAGCAGCGAAGCATACAACAACTATAAAGTAGCTTTGCAAACTGGTGATGCAGAGACAGCTGATGCGTATTTAGAGTTATTTCAAGGCTTGGTTGTTAGTGTAGCAGACGCCCACGCCGATGATTTAATGGGTATTAAAAAATCTGGGGTTTTATCAGCAGAAGGCTTTCTGAATATAATGGCAGGTGAGTCTCGAGTAATGAACTCGAAGATAATGAAAACATTCTTTGATAAAGAGCGTGAGTTATTAACAGAGCGAGTAGGCATAACTAGAATAGCAGATAACGACACTAAAGTTACACTGCTGCCGTCAATGATTGGTGCAGTTGATTTAGAGTTTCGTAAGCCAATGAACGTTTTATTAGAATCATTTCTTAGCGCGAACGTTCCATTTACAGACTTCCCCTTGCTTCTTGGTTTTGGACCCGACCAAGCAGAATCTTTTAGCCGCACAACTTATGCAAATCGACAAGCTATAGGGGCTATGCTTAAAGATGGTAATTATTCTGTATTACCAGATACAGCAACCAACCGTACAGCTGAGATTTACGCGATAGAAATAGCGCAAAACGGTAACTTAGATTTTACACCAGAGATGGTAAAAAACATTGAAAAGTTTCCAGCTGGTTTTAGAGACATGGTTGAAGAGTTTGAGTTAACAACCACAAACTCAAAAGAGGAGCTTGCAGAAATTTTACAAGAAGGTAATGTTTATGTTGGCGGTGCTACTTACCCATTACTAGACTATAGCGCTAAATCGTTTATTAATAACGAGATTGGGATTGCTGTAAGATACTACGACCGATTAACGGGACGTTATGAAAACTTAGTTGATTTAAACAATAACCAAGTTGTGATTACAAACTCAGCAGCAGCTAATAGACTCCAAGCAGAGGGCGGTTGGGTTCCAAATACACTTGCAGAAAGTTTTGTTAAGACAGTCAGAGATACAACACCAATTATTAGCGCCCCCACAGTTAAAACCTTTTAATGTTTTCATCTTCAAGTAGTCATACTCCGTCTGTGCCCACCAACATGGGTGATCGTGTTAGTTTAACAGGTCGAAAAGAGTCTTTTGATGCCTCATTAAAAGAGGGCTTTAACACTGCAACTGCGTACGTCTCTAACCCAGTTATGGAATGGTATGCAGGGACACAGGACAAAAAGAACGGGCTGGGTCCTGTTACCGAGGAAGATGTTGAGGAGTATCGTAGTTTTGGGTTACCTAATTTAAATTACATTAAAGGTGAAACTCCAACTCAATTGCACTTGCGATCAGAGGCACAGCTTGCTCAACAGATACGGCATCAGTCAATAAATCAAAAGTATCCAATTACAAATACAATAGGGCAATTGGCTCCTCAAGTATTGGACCCTGCAAATGTTGTACCGTTTGGTAGGGTAGCGACTGCAGGCAGGAATGTTTCAAAGGTAAACAAACTTAACACAGCCATACTACAGGGAAACAAGTATTCTGCTGCAATGCACTCAGTAAAGGATTACACAGTTGAGGCTCTTGTAGCCAACACAGCAGTATCACCTTTTCATTATTTTAACATGAACTATCAGGGCGTAGACTATGACGCCTCAGATGTTGCTCTTGACATCTTTATGGGTACAGGGGTTGGAGCTGGATTCTTTGCCCCTATTGGAGCCTACAAAAACTTTAGACGTGCTGGCAGTAACCTAAACAAAAGGCAGATGTTTGAGGACATGAACCAGTTTTTCCAGACGGGGGATTACACTAAAGCTGCTAATGTTTTATATGAAGGCAGCCCTGATTTTCGTAAGAAGATTAAGAGAACAGGTGAGTTTACAGAATTAATAAATACATCAATACAGTCGGATGGGGTTATTGATTTTACAAATTTAGAGACAGGTCAAATAAAAACTCTTCGCGGTGTTGTAGATTACTTTCAAGCAGAAGGGCTACAAGCATCGTTAACAAATGCTTTATCAAAACAGTTAGTTGCAGAACTAGAAGCTGATCCAGATGTAAGTATTAATGAGTTTGCATATAATCAGCGCACACGTTTTGCAGATATACTTGTAGCCGTACAAGACCGCGATATTAGCAGACTAAGCGAAGTAGATCAAGGGATTGCAAGGTCGGTTATTGATGATTCGGCTGGTGTAAATCTTGATGAAGATGGCGGTATGCTACCTACAGGTAGGAAACCAAAAGTACGTTTTGACACAGATAACTTAGGGTCGTTAGCCGAAGCACATAAACGTGCAGGTAACATCTTAAGAATGATAAAAGAAAATAAAGCAACTGGTGTGCAAGATCTTGTTGATCGAGGTATTATAAATGAACAGCAAAAAACAGCTGCTTTAACAGCTTTTAACAAAGCATACGAGAAAGCTTACGCTAGAGAGATTGGCGTAGCAAACACTGTAATTAACAACATTTTCGGGCGTCAGTTTAATTACGACAGATTGCCAAAAGGAAAACGTGGCGTTAAAGCAACTGGCGGCACTCTTGGCGGTCAGGCATTTGCGGAGGCAGACAAGATATTAGTAAACAGAGCTGAGGTTATTCTAGGGATGGGTAAATCCCCATTTGCACTAATGTTGCATGAAGCCACGCATGTTTTAAGAGTTCAATCACCTGAGATGTATGCAGAGCTACAGGCAGCAATTGGCAAGCACCCAGACTTTGAAGCTGAGATACGAAAATACAAGGGGCATTACAGCAAAAATTTAGTAGATGCTGAGATACCATCTGTTACGCTTGAGTGGGCTATAACTCAACCAGCGTTTTGGGTTGAATTAAATAAAGCAAATAAACCGTTGTTTAAACAGTTTTCAGAAGCAATTGTTGAAATGCTAAAGCGGGCTAAAGAGTTGTTTAGTAAGTCAAAGCTTAACACAGAGTTTTTAAACGACGTAGATAAGCTATTGGTAGACATGACACCAGCTGAGTTTGCTACACAACTAGGAGCAATTATTAACAGTGGGCGTGGAAAGAACTTACCTTTTGATCAGATACTTACCGCAACGCAGAGTGTTAATAACAACATTAGAAACCTTGTATACTCGGAGTCTATTGATGTTAAGCCAAAGACTGAGGTTGATCGTGTATTAGAGGATCACAAACCAGAGTCAACGGTGACTGGACAGAACGCTAAGTTGCGAGAGCAGCGCAGACAGACGTTTAACCGCTTGGCAGCCACAACATTGCCAAATGTACGTGGAGAGAATGTACAGCGGTTTGTTGAAACATTAACTAACTACATTGATGAGTTAGCCGAAGAGGTTGATCCAGACGCACAAGAGTTTATTAGCTTTGACGAATACAAGGCTCGTATCCGTGAGTTTACAAGCGAGATTATTGACGAGAATTTAACACGGGAGGATATACTATCTAGCGCAGACTACACTGAGTTATATGATAACCTACGCCTGTACTCAATGAATCTTGTTAATGACAAGTCGTTGCTTCGTAACAATGATCTGTATCGTAGAGTAATCCGTGGCACAAAACACTTAGACCAAGCATCAGCTCAATACCGATCAGCTAAAAACAGCATTGTTAAAGAGTATTACGAAAACAAAGCTCAAGCAGTTGTTGGTAATTCAATGAAGCGGGCAGCAATTGAGTCAAGGCTACGAAACTTTAAAACAGACGCACAGCGACTTTCGTATTTGCGTACACTACTAGACGGTCAGGAGCGCAAGAATATGCCCCGTATTGCAGGGCTTGAGAACGAGATGACAGCAAACTCTCAAAATGCTGCAGTGCCTATTTTAGATGTGTTATATAAACATGGGCTAGACGAGCTGTTTATGCCTGACAATAGTTTTGGTGTTTTTCGTGCTGACCGTAAAGACCCAAAATGGCACATGTTTGGAAAGAATCGTAACAGCAGGTCAAAAGCTTTTCACGATGAGCTACATAAAGCGTTGTTAGCACGTAAGCTTCCAGAAGCTTGGGGAGAAGTACCCGCACTAAAAGAGATGTTTGACGTTCTGATGGCAACAGAAGTTCGGTTGCTAGACGAGTTAAA